ATTCTACTGAATGAACATTCAATTCCTGTGGCAAGCTGGACATTAAGTAACGCGCTGCCGGTTCGCTGGTCCACCGGCGACCTTGACGCCAATAGCAATACGGTGCTGGTGAACGCTCTGGAATTACGTTATCAGGATATGCGCTGGTTAGGAGTAAAAGCATGACTGTTGAAATTAAAGAGCTGATTATTCAGGCTAAAGTGACCGATTCAGCCAGTCATTCGGTCACTCCACGAACACTAGCGCAGGAAGTGCTGGATAACGCCGACCTGATTGAAAAAGTGAAACAAGCAGTATTAGATGCCTTGCGCGAAACAGGAGGTCATTATGAGCTTAATTGAACGCAGCCTGTCCAAACTCACCCTCACCGCTTTCAAAGATCGTGAGGGAAAAACCTCGGTAGGCAGTTTACAGGCAATGTATAACCCCGATACCATCCAGCTCGATTATCAAACCCGTTATCAGCAGGATGAAAGCGTTAACAGTGCCAACCAAAGCAGCCGCTATGTGTTATCCCAACCGGCGGGCCTGTCATTAGTCCTGTTATTTGACGCCACCATGCCCGGCCATAACACCCCGGTAGAAACGCAATTAGCAACGCTAAAAGCCTTGTGTGCCGTGGATGCCAGTACTCACGTTCCCCACTTTCTTAAAATCAAATGGGGCAAAATGCGTTGGGAAAACAAAGGCTATTTTGCCTGTCGGGCCAGTGGTCTCAGCATTCATTACACTCTGTTTGACCGGGACGCCACACCGCTGCGGGCCAGCGCTACCCTATCTCTGGTGGCAGATGAAAGCTTTGTGATTCAAGCTACCGAGCAGCAATTAAAATCGCCCCCGGCTACTGCGGTTAACGTCACGGATATGCTCTCCCTGCCGTTGATCGCCTTAGGTGCCGGCGCTTCTTTGGCGGGGGGTATTGATTATCTCTCGCTGGCTTGGCAAAACGGCCTGGATAATCTTGATGACTTTACCCCCGGACAAATGTTGCAAGCACAGGGGAAAGCATGAAGATACCGACGATAACGATCAAAATAGACGGCAAAGTCCTCAATCAATTTACGGTTATCACTCTGACCGTTAACCATCATATTAATGGCATCCCCTCGGCCAATATCACCTTGGGTATCGCCGGTGATGCCCGCCATATTTTTGATGCCAAGGCACAAGCTGAACTGGCAAGTTGCCGCCCTAATCATCAACTTAGCGTGCAGATCGAAAAAGCCGTGGTGTTTAAGGGGATCATCGTTCGGCAAACATTGGGGCTTAAAGGTCAGGACAGCATCATTACTCTGACCGCCAAACATGCGTTGCAAAAATTAACTCACAACTTCCACTCGCAACTGTTCAACAAACAGAGTGATGAGGCGATTATCAAGAAGTTGTTTAGCCAAGCGGGTATCCCTGTCACGATAAAACCAGCCCCTCAGCTTAAAACGGTGCATGAACAAATGGTGCAATTCCGCTGTAATGACTGGACGTTTCTAAAAAATCGGCTGCTCGCGACCCATACCTGGCTGCTGCCCGGCAACGATAGCGTGACGCTGGTCACCCCGGAATCCCTGAANCGGTCAACCGTGCATACNCTCCACCAGCGAGCCANCCNTCAGGATGCGGTGTTATTTGAAGCGAATCTGCAATGGGATAACCAACGCAACCCCAAAACCGTGAATGTACAATCTTGGGATATCGCCCAACAGAAGCTGTCTCCAGCCCATCAGGTAAAAAACAGCGGCCTTGGTCGCAATCAACTCGCCACAGACAACCTGACATCATTGACCAGCCAACCATGGCAGTGGGTTTTCAGCTATCCGTTGGATAATGAACAGGCCAAACAGCTTGCTCAAGGCATCCTGAATAACCGCCGAAGCCACAACGTCTCCGGTAATTTTGAGGTCGAAGGCGATAACCGTTATCAAACGGGGGATGTGCTGGCGTTAAACGGCTTTGGTCAGGGGATGGATGGTCAGGCGATTATCACCGGTGTCAGTCAGACCCTCAATCAACGGCAAGGCTGGCGTACCCGGCTAACGCTGGGGCTATTACCGGAAACAGAGCAAGTTGTACCGCAGGCAAAAGAGCTGCATATCGGGATCGTGGAAAAATACCAGCGAGATAGCCAATCATTGGGCCGTATTCCGGTCAAAATCCCGGCGTTAAACTTAACCAACGGCACCCTTTTTGCCCGCCTAAGTAAACCTTACGCCAGTCATGAAAGCGGTTTCTGCTTTTATCCTGAAGCGGGGGATGAGGTGATTATCGGCTTCTTTGAATGTGATCCTCGCTTCCCGGTGATATTAGGCTCGATGCACAATCCTAAAAACAAAGCGCCGTTAGAACCGAGTGAAAAAAACCCGGTGAAAACCTTAGTGATTAAACAGGGAGAAAATCAGCAAGCATTACTCTTTAATCATAAAGATAAAACNCTCGCATTGAATAGCGGAAAACATACCTTATCTCTGCAACAGGATAAAGATATCACGCTTAATTCCGCTAAGAATCTTATTACCCATGCTCAGGAAATTAAAATAGAGGCGCAAAAATCTCTGTCCGCCGCCGGTAAATCTGGCGTAGATATTAAAGGTGCGAAGATTAATCTAACCCAATAATAAGGTAATAAGATGACAAATAAAGCACTAGCCAATAAAGTATTAACCAACAAAGTATTAGCCGATATTTATGGTCGGGGTTGGGCCTTTCCGCTGCAATTTTCTATTAAAGATAGTACGTATAAAGATAGCGCTCATCCTGAAATACCCACGGGCGTCACCATGGCGGAAGGGGCCGAAAATGTCCGCCAAAATATGAAAATTCTTTTTCTCACCGAACCCGGCGAACGAATTATGCGAGAGAATTATGGTTGCGGCCTGAATGATTATCTGTTTGCCAATATCCGTGACGAAATGATGGCAGAAATTCAGACTCGAATTGAAGAACGGGTATTGCGTTATGAACCCCGCGCCGATATTAGCGAGATCCAGGTCAACCAGAGAACCGACCTGCCCAATACCTTGCATATTCAGGTCACCTACACGCTGAGAGGCAGCGAAATCAGCCAGCAAATTGAAGGTGCCCTTGAAGTGAATGAAGGCCGGGTACAGGTGAGTTTATGAGCAAACAACTGGTGGTGGATGGCGACACTTTGCTGTTCGAGCCGTTATTTGGCAACCGACAAGTCACCATTCTGGGGCCGGCAACCATCCGCGGTAGCGGACATACCCAAATTCAGGGCAAAAAGATTGTCATGGTCGGTGATGAAAAAAAGGTGCAACTTCAAGCGCAATATATCACTCCAAGCCACCCAGTTCCCGGCATGGGGATGGTCACCATTGCTCAATTGGATGCCAGCCAGCAGGTAAACTTCTGCCGTAGTCCAGTCACGGTAATTGTTGTCGGGCAACAATTTATCGCCCGATTTACCCCGACACAGCCAGCCAATAATCCATCGAGCGGCCCGGATGTGACCGCCCCCAGTATGGGCAAAGGCCGGTTTATTGCCAGCCAATATGCAGTCACTGCCGGATAAATAATCTTTTTAACTTTATTTTAAATAACAATATTTTCAAATAATCACGATCCCTGAAAACCTATCGGGAATAATTATATAACAGGTGGTAAAAATATGGGACAAGCCGAGTTAGAAAATAAACTCTCTGCTATTGTGCCGGATACTGTATTTAAACTTGATGAAAGAAGTACGCTAGATATTTTAAACTGGCTTAAAGCTTACGCTAAAGAAATTCCTTTCGATCAAGAGAAAAAACAGTTCTGGGACAGTTTCTACTTTATTCAAGAGAATAATCCTCAACAACTAGCGGACATTTACCAAAATGTGAATAAAGCCGATGGTCGATTACCCGCACATCAAGCTTTTGTTTTGGCTTTTTTAACGTTATTAGAAACAACTAATCGATTATTAAATACCTTTCCGGCCCGGCACCGTGATCTTTATTACCGGGAATTATTGGGGCTGAAACCCAAAAAAGCGCAAGCAGATAAAGTTGCGATAGGAATTACCCTCAATCCCGACAGCACAGAATCGCTGATAGCTCAAAGCACGCTATTTGATGCGGGGCAAGACAGCGCCGGCAATCCATTACACTATGCGTCAGATACAGATTTATTGGCGAACCAAGGGGAATTAACCGACTTACGTTGGTATCGGAAAAAAAATAATGGTTGGTTATCGGCAATCGCATTAAATCTTGCAGATAACATGGCATTGCCTGAAAACGGTATTCGACTTTTTAGCCCAACGGCCAATGATGTTCCGGTTCTATCCGGTTACCTGATCACTTCTCCTTTATTTGCCATGTCAGCAGGAGAGCGCACGATTAAAGCCACATTAGCCCGCGAATGGACAGGTAATGCTGAGAACATCACCGCTAAAATGAGTTCGGGCGATCACTGGCTTTCTTTATCTGCAAAAAAAGGACAGAGCAACAATACCCATTATCTTACACTTTGTTTATCAGCTAATAATGACCCTATCAGTTCCCCTGATGGCTTGGATAATATGGCGTTTGATATACCGGTGTTAAAGCTAGGCACCACTCAAGGCCCGACTCTACCCAAGATTACCGACATTGAAGTCAGCATTAACGGTAACCGCAGTGTGCACTATGCCTCTGATGGCGGTATTGAACAGACGGATACCACCAGCTTCCCGTTTGGTCAATCACCGTCGTTAGGCTCCGGTTTTAATCTGATTGCCCCGGAATGGTATGGCTCTGAAAACGCAACATTGACGATTACGCCTCAATGGGTGGGATTACCTCAACAAAACTTTTCAAAATGGTATGGAGGATATGAAACTAAGCCCGACAATAGTGCCTTTAAAGTACAGGGTTACTTAATCACACCTCAAAAGAGAGAAAAGCTTAATGAGGTGCAAGCATTATTCAATGGAAAAGAGGCACCACAAGGACAAAACCTGACATTTACCTTACCGGCAATGCATTATCCCCTTGCAGACAGCCCATCGCCCAACGAATGGCCGGCATCCGTGCGCATAGAACTGGCCGGACAAGATTTTATGCACGCCCAATATTGGCAAAATCCCACGGGTAAAAATGTCCCCTATACGCCACAAATCAGTGCATTGCAGATTCAATTCAGCGCTAAAGCTAAGCAATTTTCCATCTATCCACTGACGCCTTTTGGCCAAGGCGAGGCAACAGCAGAAACACCTGCATTAACCCATGAAGCCTTCTATTTAGGCTTTACGGGCGTATCACCGGGACAAACTCTATCTCTCTATTGGCAATTAGCAGGCATTAAATCGCTCGCGTTATCTTGGTTTTATCTCAACAACAGCAATAGCTGGAGCAAATTAGACAAATTAGTTGACGACCAAACCCATAACCTGTTTGACCGGGGTATCTGGCGCACTTTATTGCCACAGGATGCGGCAAATCAGGCGGCCTTGATGCCGACAGGACGCTACTGGCTGAAAGCTGAGATAACGCAACAAACCGATCCGCAAGATTACCCACGCATTAACGGTCTACTGTATAACGCTACCACCGCGACGTTGATCAACGCAGAAGCCGTTGAGCAGACGCACTTTATCAACGGATTAGCCGCCGACAGCATTAAACAGCCGGTAAACACGGTTGTTGCCGTCAGCAACATCACCCAACCTTGGGCCTCTTGGGATGGTCATCCGCAAGAAACCGAGCAAGCCTTCCTGACGCGGCTCCCGCCTCGGTTATCTCACCGTAATCGCGCGCTGAGTTGGGGCAACATTGTCACCTTATTAAAAGAGCAATTTGTCAGCCTGTTTGATGTCAAATACCCGTCTGCCAGTGAATTAACCAAAATCCCGGCACCGGAAAAACAGCAACTGATTGTGATCCCTGACAGCCGTTACAAAGATAACGACGATGCGCTGCGCCCAAAATTAAATCCCGCTCGGCTGGCAGAGATGGTCGAATGGATCAAACAACTCAGCAGCCCTTGGGCAACCCTTGAGATCAGCAATCCCACTTACATTGACGTTAATGTGAACTATCAAGTGACCTTTATCGCAGGTGTTAACCCCGACTACGGATATCATCAGCTACAACAGCAATTAAGCCGAAAATATATGCCGTGGGGCGAAAATACCGCTATCGGCGTGACAACCGGTAATCACATTGATTACTACCCCTTGTTAGCCACGATCCAGCAATCTTCTCTGGTGGAACGCGTCACCGATTTAAGCCTAACCATTGCTAACCGAACCACCGGTGCCGTGGGTAAAAGTATCGAAACCGCCGATAATGAAGTGCTGATTTTAGTCTGGCCAGAACAGCGTCCCTTAAACCAAGGAGTTAACCCATGAGTCATCAGGATGCCCTGTTTCCCATCGTCAAAGACGATATTACCTTCGATGCCTTACTCGCTCAGGCCAAAACCGTGATTGAGCAGCAATCCGGCCAATGCTGGAGCAATACCAGTGAAAATGATCCCGGCATCACCTTATTGGAAGCCTGCTGTTATGGTGCCTCCGATCTGGCCTACCGCCACACATTACCACTGAGAGACCTTCTAACGCCAAAACCAGAAGACCAAACATCCGGCGACGGTATTTTTCCTCAGGAGTTCGGCCCACAACAAACACTGACCTGTGGCCCGATCACCGCAGAAGATTATCGCCGGGCTTTATTGGATTTACATAGCAGCGACACAATTAATAACACCCGCGAAGGTTATTTTTTCTTTAATGATGTCCAATTAATTCGTGAACCTGAAAATCAACGTTATCAGTATTGGTATAACAAACAGAAACGTGAATACAGCTTTAAAAACTCCGGCTCAGATAGCCAATTAGCACTAAGAGGAAATTATTGGCTCTATTTACTTCCTAGCCGGGAAACTGAAACTAATACAACACTGGCTGAGGAGAGTCTGAAAACTTTCCTAAAAGATAACCGTAATCTGGGGGAATCCGTCAGCAAAATTATCTGGCTGCAACCTGCCGATCTCCCCTTGCAGATTGATATTGAACTTGAAGATAACGTCATTGATCTTCCTGATATCTTCGCTCAGGTTTACATGACGGCGGAACAGATGGTACTGCCCAAGCCCGAACGTTATACCACTCAGGCCATGAAAGATCAGGGTTACCATCATGAAGAGATATTTGCCGGCCCTTATTTACATCACGGTTGGATACCGACCTTACCTCAAACCAAAGATTACACCGGCGATACGGTATTAAATCTCAGCCATCTGGTTAATCGATTATTAGCGATTAAAGGTATTCAGAGTGTAACCCGGCTAGCATTAGCTCATCACGACACAACTATTACGCCATTGTCGAACGATAATTGGTCTTGGGAAATCGCTCAAAAATATTACCCCAGATTATGGGGGAGTGATCCACTGGCATTAATTACCTCAGCAAACAGCCCGCTTACCATTACCGCCAAAGGGGGCGTTAAAATTGGTGTTTCTAAACAAGATATCGAAGAAAAGCTTATTGCAGAACCACTGATTGATATACAGCCGGAATTACTGCATTGGGGTAAATATCGTAAAGTTCTGGATTACTATCCGGTAAGCAATAAATTACCCACTTGCTATGGATTGCAGACCTATGCCAGCAACCAACAGCAAATACAGTTACACCAATTTATGCTCCCTTTTGAACAAATGTTGGCTAACGGCTGTGCCGAACTCGCCCTTTTACCGAAATTACTGGCCTTTAAACAACGGGGAGAAACAGTACACGGTGTGCAATGGCCTTTTAAAACGGGTACAGTCANCCATCGTGTTCACCAACAAGTCATTCCTGATTTAACCGCAAAACTAAGCCGCGATTCACAAATCTATATTGATAACCATATTCAGAAGCCAAACTATATAAAAGAGGCGACAATTCTGAATTATCTGTTGGGCTATTTTGGCGCTCAACTTGCCGCCAGACCACTTACATCGAACTCACTACTGGGTTTCAAAGACTTTCTGTCTACTCAGCAAGGCTATCTGGCTCAACAACCCGAACTAACCTATCAACGTAATAATATTCGGATTGATAAAGTGTCGGCACTGCAAAAACGGATTGCCGCCCGCTTAGGTTTGGGTGGAGAATGTTTCAGTAAAACACCTAATCTGGATGACCTGCCTTTTTATTTAATTGAACATCGTCAACTTTTGCCGATAAAACCCGACACGAAATTCGACGATAAACAAAAACCTGACGATCTAAAGGTAATTGAAGAGAATTCAGGCTCTAAAAATCATCAACTCATCATCACACAACAAGGTATTGCAGGTCGGTTATTACAAGGTCAGGTGATTAATCTGATTATTATTGAAGATGATAGAGAGTTTATATTACGGAGCCAAATGATCACCGAAGTGACAGGAGATACCTTTTCCCTTAGTACCCGTAACAGCAGCGATTTGGAACGCAATCTGGACAGAATAAGACAGAAATTTAATGATGGTAATCTGCGCTGGCAAAATAGCCCAGTGTGGCTGGAAGATATGGATTATCAATTGGTTTATGCCGATGAGACATATAAAAATGCTACCGACGATCAACGTTGGATTACTTCCAGTGCTCAAAGCCCCTTCCCTGCTATGATTGAAGAAAATGACGAAATCACCCTGAAATATGTGATTACTCCCTCTGGGCCAGATCTAAAAATATCACCTCGTACAGTTATCCCTGAACCGAGAACCGAATATGAACTCAAAGCACGAGTCGTTAAATTTGATCGTATTCAAGGCAAGATATTAATTAAATGCAACCAAGACTCACCGAATAAAAACTTTCCAAAAGAGGCCGAAGCATGGCGTTATCGCTGGTATTTCTCCAGCGAAAAATATGCTTTGGCCGATCGCTTTTCATTTGTGGTTAGCGTAGTAGTGAATCGTCGGTTAATTCAGAATGGCAAAGTTGATCCTTACAAACTAGAATCTTGGGTGAAAACAGAAATATTAGCTGAATTCCCCGCGCATATTTCAATGATTATCCATTGGTTATCACCGGAACATTTTAAAGATTTTGCCAGCACCTATAAACGCTGGCAAAACAATGACGCCCCTTTAGGAGACGAAGCATACCATATTTTAGAAACCTTAACCTTGGGACGCCTACCTTCTAATGCAACCGGTATTGGTAATATGCGAATTGCCACTAAACAGCAACGTACCGAGGTCATTGGTGGATCTGGCAATCAATGGAATGCAACAGTCATAACAAGTAATCAATTATTATATGTGCCTAAGCCGTAGGCATAACTAAACTCAATGCAATTATTAATAAAGACAGTAGCAAAAATATAAACTAATTTATCCAATATAAAAATAAATTAATATAGCACTACAAAAGACTTATTTTAATATTAAATATCTTCTCCTGTTTAATTATACAGGAATACCTATAAGATATTTAAATCATAATAATTTAACACCATATAATATAGGATGATAAAAATGGAAAAAAAATCTAATCTATCTAATGCAAAATCCAATATGGAAAATATCAAATCAAATGGCCCATCAGCAGATGATTTAAAAAAGCGCTTTAAAGAAGGCAGTATTCCATTACAAACCGATTATGCCGACCTGATTAATATTGCTGATATGGGGCGCTGGGCTGTTGGTAAAGCTCCCGGTCAAACAGATAATCCAAATTCAGCGCTGAAACTGGATAATGGCGGTGCATTAGCGGTAAAAATTAACGACAACGGTGGTTTAAAGGCAGATGAGAATGGATTAAGTGTAAAAATCAAGAATAAAAGCCTGTCAGTTGATAATAACGGATTAGCAGTCAATGCCGGCAGAGGATTGAGAATTAACAACGATAAGCTTGAAGTCAATAATCATCACGGTATTGAAATAGTTAATGAAGGGGTAAAAGTTAAAGCTGGTGAAGGTATTAAAGTAGACAGTAACGGTGTCAGTTTAAAAATGGGAAAACCTATCAGTAATGCCTTTTCTCCATTAATATTAGAACCCAAAAATGATGTTTTATCTGTAAAGATAGGCAATGGCCTGTTTGATAGAGACAATGGAATATCAGTTAACCCAGGTAATGGCATTGATGCAGGTTACGATTATGTGGCTGTCAAGGCTAGTAATGGTATTACTGTTGATAATAGTGGTGTTTCAGTTAAAGCAGGCAATGGTATTACAGTTAATTCAAATGGTGTAAGTGTTAATATTCAACAAATTGCATCAGCACTCGCGGACTTAATTATTCCTTCAGGAACAATTGTACCATTTTATAGTAATGGCAGTTTACCTAATGGTTGGCTATGGTGCGATGGGAATAATGGCACACCTAATCTAAACAAGGGTATACCGAATGAGATCACCTTAGTTGCAGGTTGGATAAAAAAAATAAATAGTGCTTATTTTATCTTAAATAATATATATGGTGAAAATAGTGAAAACAATACAAAAGTTCAAGACGGAAATTTAAGAATAAGTGCATTTTATACAAAATATATCATGAAAAAATAGACTCGTTAATCAGAATAGTATTATACATCTATTTATATTAACCACATTTATTAGTTAAAAATGAGATATTAATATGTCTTGGGCACCAAATCTGTTAAACCGGATTACCATTACTATTTCAACTAATAATCAACAGCTAGCTAAAAAAGTATTGCATGGCTCCCTGCTTAATCAAGACAATATACATAAATTACTCAGCTCATACTTTGATGAATATAACATTCATCAGCATATCTCTTTAGAGACATTAACCCTTAATCTTGGTGAAATAAGTTCCTATGAATTTAACTCATTATTCCCTGTTCGTCTCAAGGCTGAGCTGAATAAAGTACTTAACCAATATCAGATAAACAACCATCAGGAAGAAATTCTACTGAATGAACCAATATCTAATAAATTTACCGATAATTCTTCCGCATTCTGCGATAATTATTTAATTGATGCGGAGAGTTTTATTCATTTTTTATATCAACAAGATTCCCAATTAAATACACTGGAGACAATAACCAATCATAAAGAGATTAATATTAATAAACTTATTCACCAATTAGCACAAATAGAGAACAAATGGATATTGCTATTAGCAAAAAGCTGTCTATCTGAACATGGTCTACAACGACTTTTGGCTATCAAACAACCCGCTTTATTCATTGCCATTAATCGCAGATTATCCGAAAAAGTAAACAAACCACAACATCAGGAGGAGCTTGTCTCCTCCACACAACTGATACTCAACGCACTGGAATATCTACAGCGGCATAATATTCAGGAAATACCTAAACCCAATACGAAAATCATTTCACGTATTATCACTGAACTTAATAACGGCGTACTTAATACCGATCCTATTATTAAGCTATTTCGCCAAGCTATGAACCAAAACACGCCATTAAATAGTTGGCTGAAACAACTCTGGCAAACTGTTTCTGTTTCACGGCTTTGCCAAAAACATCTGTCGGTTAAGGAGTACCAATATCTATTGGCATGCTTTATGCCAAACCATATAGATAAAAATACACCCGGCAAAAAATCAGCTACGAATAACATTAATTTTTCAGATGTTCGGCAACATCAACCTCTGGTAAATCAGAAGGTTATTACCGAAGATCAGAAAATACTATCAACATCAAACTCTCCATGCCAAGTCAATAATGCCGGCATATTAATGCTCTGGCCGATGCTACCCGCATTGTTTAATCAACTTGGCCTACTTGAGGGGAAAAAGTTTATCCATCGTCAAGCCCAATACCATGCTGTTAATTTCCTTGACTATCTAATTTGGGGAACCGACGAAACACCGGCAGAACGTAAAAGACTCAATAACATTCTGTGCGGACTTATGATCAATGAAAATACCGAATCAATCTCTGTTGAACCAGAAAAACAATTAACCACCACGCAATGGCTGGATACCATTATTACTCAACTTCCCGGCTGGAAAAAATTAAGCTGCAATGACGTCCGCCAATTGTTCTTACAACGACCGGGTGAATTATTGGTAAACGAGCAAGAAATCAAAATCACCATCCAGCAACAGCCATTTGATGCATTGTTGGCTGACTGGCCGTGGCCATTAAATATCGCCAAACTTCCCTGGTTGGATCGCTCTTTATTAATCGACTGGAAAAATATTTAACAGGTTTATATGAACGCTTTACTTAAAAACAACCATGATATGGCGACAGAATTTCACTGGATTTATCCCCATCTGGAACGTATTGATCTACGATTACAACATTACTATTACCAACATGGAGAAAAATACGATTATTTACCGGAGAGTTTTCTACTTACCGAAGATGAATTAAACCCGCGGCTGGCAAAACCACAAGGCATTCCTCATTGGGTCACCAAACAAGATGATATTATTAATTCCCCTGAAATCGACGAAAACCCCAATGCATTATCACAATTAATTGAACGTTTTGAACTGACTGAATTTGAACGAGATGTTTTATTATTAGGTTTATTACCCCATTTCGATAGCCGTTATCATGCGTTATTTGCGGCTCTGCACGGTAACAGTAGAAAACAGTGGCCTAGCTTTGACTTAGCCATTGAATTATTTAGCCAACGCCAAGGTGATCGGCCATTACGACAAAATAGCTTTCTACCGCAAACACCGTTAATCAGTCATCAACTATTACGGCTTAATAACCACGAAGAATCTATTTGGTTACAAACTCAATTTCTAACTCACAGCGCTGTCTGGCATTTCTTATCAGGCCAACGGGTTATTTTACCGCCGCTGACAACTTGTGCTTATTGGCACTCTTCTGCCTCACATCGTTGGTATCCACAATCCCTTTACCCTTCACTTGAAAAGATATTATTAAATAAAACTGACGAAATACGCCCGCTGGTAATACTCAGAGGAAAACAAGATAGCGCCAGAGAATTAGCGGTAAGCAATATGATGGCTCTTCATGATATCAGTACATTAACTCTAGACTTAGCTCAACTGCCGGAAGAAAATAACTCTAACTTGCTAATAGATGCAGTCCGGGAAGCACGATTACATGATGCCTGTTTATTAATTCGCAATTTTTCTTTGCTCAAAGATGAAAAGAAAATATTACACAGTGAATTTTCCACGTTATTGAACCAAGCAAAATTACGCGTGGTTTGTCTGGCAGAACCACAAGATTCATTAGTGTGGATTAAACACTTACCAATAGTGCAAATTAATATGCCAGCCCTGACTCTGGCAGATAAAAAAGCCATGCTGGAAGCCAATTTATCGGATAATATCGCCCAGAAAATAAATATCACTCAATTATGCCAACGTTTTTCATTTACCGCAGAAACATTACCGCAAATTCTTCAAGAAGCAAATCAATACCAAATACTCCGACAACCGGAAGGTCAATTGGAAGAAACCGATCTGCGTAAAGCATTAAGTTTCCGTGCTCAACAGAATTTCGGTAAATTAGCGCAACGAATAACCCCCAAACGCAGCCTTAATGATTTAGTTATTTCAGACGTATTAACGCAACAATTAAAAGAAATTATTGCCGCCATTCATTACCGTGACCAAATTCTGGCTACCGGCTTTCAGGAAAAAATCGGTTATGGTACCGGCATTAGTGCGCTATTTTATGGCGAATCCGGTACCGGCAAAACCATGGCCGCCGAAGTGATTGCCGGGCATCTTGGCGTTGATCTGATTAAAGTGGATCTCTCTACCGTGGTGAATAAATATATTGGCGAAACGGAAAAAAATATCTCCCGTATTTTCGATCTGGCCGAAGCAGATTCCGGGGTACTGTTTTTCGATGAAGCGGATGCCTTATTTGGCAAGCGTAGTGAAACCAAAGATGCTCAAGACCGACATGCCAATATTGAAGTTTCTTACTTATTACAACGATTGGAAAATTATCCGGGATTAGTGATTTTAGCCACCAATAATCGTAGCCATTTAGACAGCGCCTTTAATCGCCGTTTTACCTTTATTACCCGTTTTGCTTATCCCGACGAAATGTTACGTAAAAAAATGTGGCAAGTCATTTGGCCGGAACAGATTAAATTATCCGATACCATTGATTTTACCCATCTGGCTAAACGCGCTGATTTAACCGGGGCTAATATCAGAAATATTGCGCTATTAGCCTCAATGTTAGCGAAAAATGACCACTGTGACCAAATCGAAAATAAACATATCAATCGAGCCATTACACTCGAATTAAATAAAACTGGCCGATTGGTTTTCTAAACATTTAACAAAATTGGAATAAACATGACAATCCTAATTGCTTCTGACAATGCGATTATTGAAGTAAATAATGCATTAAATACTATTTTATCCCAGCATCTGAATATCAATGGCAATAAGATTGATATCCGTTTTGATCTACCCGAAATTAACTCCATTCAATCGGAACCGACAGTCAGTGTATTTCTTTATGACATCAATGAAGATTTACAATTACGTTCTGCCGAACCAAGACGTTATAACCCGATGACCAGCACATTATTACCGGGATGGGTCAATATCAATTGTCACTATTTAATTACTTATTGGGACGCTAATAAACCATCAAGCGACAGTTCAAGCCCGGATAGCCAACCCAATAATCAAGCTGCACAAGTGATGACTCGTGTTCTAAATGCATTAATTAACAACCGTCAATTAACCGACATTCCCGGTGCTTATACCCGAATTATTCCCCAACAGGAGAATTTAAACAGCTTGGGTAATTTCTGGCAAGCTCTCGGTAATCGCCCTCGCCTCTCTCTAATGTATTCCATTACCGTACCGATGAAACTGCAAAATATTAAAGACAATATTACACCCATTAACCAAATTTCCGCTTCTGTGGAGCAGAAACCCAACCTAAATAATTCACAAATCAATCAAGCTCTGGTAGATAAATTATGTGCCGATTTAGGTGGTACAGAAGATGCTCGTCTTGCTTTGGCTAAAGTCAATCTGGTAACTAAATTTGTCACAGACAATAATGATAGTAATGAAAATAAAAGCATTATTCTGGAGATTTCTGGCATTACCTATTCAACTTATTTACCTAAAATAAGAAATATTATTTCAATATGGGTAAATAGTCAAAAATCCGTTGTTAAGGTAAATGGGATAGATATTACCATCTCAAAAGAGGACTCTAAAGAATTAATAGAAATATAAACCATTTCATTAATAGATTTAATTTCCATATTATTTTATCGAGGAACACCTCTTAATAATAACTTATAGGTGACAATATTATGCCAAAACTAACAGAGCTTTTAAGCCGTTTCGAAAATCCCATTCAGAATCAACCAAATCATATAAGTAAAAAAAATCCCATCTCTAATTCCAAAGTTTTAAATAATAGTGAAGAAAAAACTGCCCCCCTCGAATTAAAACATGATGACAGTAAAATAAAATCACAGGTATCTATACCAAATTTAGTGAAAAAAAATGAAAAACCAGCAGCATCGAATACGCCAAACAATTCACATGAAAAAGTCAAAGCTGAAGATATTTTCAACCGATTTAAAAGTAAATTTGATCCTTATGACAGAGAATTACCTTTCGACATAATGAATAAAATAACCAATAATGAAATAAAATTTTCTTCTGAAAAATCGAAAGATGATTATTTAGCTAAAGTAAAAGACAAGAAATTCACACTGAGACATTATACTGCCGGCACTGGGCAAGAAAAACCTACATTTGATGAGATTAGCTCAAACTTTAATTTGGTAAATAAGGGAATAAAAACATTAAATCGTACTCAAGGAAGTAACACCAATGAAGATGATTGGAACCGTTTAGGAAATACGGCGTTTACTTTCTACTTGCTAGCAATAGATGGAGAAGTATCCAATAGAAAATTCTTATCTAATACAACTCATTTTGCAGAAATTAATATAGAAGATTCAGAAGAACTTAAAGAACTTGGCTTAGATCAAGCTGAATTCTTTGCTTCTCCTGATTTACTTCACGAAAAAAATCTTTCACAAGCCCCTGCGGTAAAAGGAAAACTGTCTGATTTGAAATCATTATTATTAAAACGATCTGGCATAAGTTCAGTTCAATTAGGGCGTTTAGATGCGAAAGCAATTTTAAAAAGCATAGACAATGAATTTGGGAATAGTCTCGAAATCAAAATCCCAGGGAATGTTAAAGTGAACAAATGGAATAAAATTTAAAAGTAAATATATAATCACTAATATTGATATTACATTAATATTTTCATTATCAGAGGTAATAATATGCCGACAAATAAATACAGTAAAAATAAAAGCCCAGAGAAAATCAAACAAATTGCAGGTCTTAATCCGAGTGATCTGGAAAAAAACTATTCCAGTAGATTTATTACAAAAAATTAACAGGTAATAATATGCCAAACAGCAAATATAGTGAAAAAGTTAACCACTCAGCAAATGGAGCGGAAAAATGCTCGATACATTCTAACCAATATAATATAAATAACTGTACATTGGGGTTAGGATTGGATTTAAACAAAAAATTAAGAACAGGGAATGAACGAAATATAGAAGGTGCACAACCTTTTATTCCATTCCCTTCGAAACAAAAACAATATAGTACCAGCCCCATAGCAATGGCTGATATATTAAATGAAAGCGCACTGACTTCACAACCAATTATTACCGATTTAATTAATCCGCAAAAGATAAAAATGTCAGACGGCGTAAAAAATATTTTAAATAACAAAGAAGGAGGCGGAGATCTAGTGTTCAAGGCACTACAGATTAAACCATCGGATGAAACTCTGCCATTCAATGCATTAAAAATTGTCGATACCTATCAAGAAGAAATGCCGAATAAAGACATGTCTATTTCAGCTTATTGGGCCCCACAAGGAGGATATGTTGATATCCCGGCCCAACCCGATATCAGCCGCCATCCACAGTATGTATTTACCCCAAATTTCAGTGGATGTTCATTTGTAGTCGATAAAATGAATGAAGACACTCTCCGGGTTCGGCACGTACAAGGTGGTCAAGAAGATGTTGAATATAATAACCAAAATATTGATCACGGAATGGGTATGATTACGGCAATGGAATTCCGCGATTATGGATATCACGAGGCTGATGACAAAGTTATAGAAAATACCTATGGTTTTGCATTCTTAAAATTTAACCAAGAGAAAAAACAGTGGCAACTTCACTATCAGAAAATAGCCGCAGCCCCTAATATCATAAATATAAAAACTAAATCTAGTTGGTTGCCATTCAGTAAGCCTTCAATTGAAGCCGATACCTTTACCTTCAAAAATATGAAAGTCCCTGGATATAGTAGGAAGAATATCAATAACAATTAATATATACCCAATAGATTTCAAGTTGCAGTGCGGCGGCAAGAGAACGCATCCCCGGGAGCATAGGTAACTATGTGACCGGGGTGAGCGAGTGCAGCCAACAAAGAAGCAACTTGAAAGATGAAGGGTATAGATAACTATGTGACCGGGGTGAGTGAGTGCAGCCAACAAAGAGGCAACTTGAAAGATGACGGATATATCAATAGATTTCTGATTCTATTTCACTATTGCAATACTCAAAATACAACACGGTCATTCCCATAGATTAAATACGTCATTAAATAATCAAAATAATCCACCCCTACCAAATAAACATTTTAATTTATTTTTATGATAATCATTAGTGTGATTACCCTTTCACTTTGCTATTAATTTATCGGTAAAATCATAAATAGAGAAATCAAACCATCCTATTTACCCCACTCAATAAAAAAATAACCCCAATCAATTACCTTGACTTTATCATCCGCAAAACAAAAAAACCTAAAAAAATAAAATACAAATAGTTACCAACAAAATATTTTATAGATGTGAAATATCATTTAACATTAAAATTACATTTCGTCATTTATTCTTCCGCGATAGAAAGCAGTAAAAGATTGTTGATAAATAAAATCATTACAATCTGCTATATCAATTAAAAACCACCATTATTATTAATTGATAATCCGTATAAAAATTCATTATCTATAATCAATTCGTTTTACGGAAAACAATTTAGATAATCGTAAAATAAACTATTTAATATAAACAATAACCTCTATAAATCAGGTTGTTGCGGTAGCTATACCCAATTGTTAAGTAATAAGAGAAGCAAAATAACAGACATTTTTATTATATTTCACATGTATACCCTATGGATTTCAAGAGCGAGTGCAGCCAACAAAGAGGCAACTTGAAAGATGACGGGTATAAACAATAAAGGAAAAAACCATGACTATAACTCCAGAACAAATTGCTGTTGATTATCCTATCCCTGCTTATCGATTTGTTGTCTCGGTTGGTGACGAGAAAATCCCTTTTAACAATGTTTCCGGGCTTGATGTTCACTATGATGTTATCGAATATAAAGATGGCACCGGTAATTACTATAAAATGCCGGGTCAACGTCAATCGATCAATATTACCCTGCGTAAAGGGGTCTTCCCTGGCGACACTAAACTGTTTGACTGGATTAATTCTATTCAACTTAATCAGGTTGAGAAAAAGGATATTGCCATTAGCCTGACCAACGAAACCGGCTCTCAAATTCTAATGACCTGGAATGTGGCAAACGCCTTTCCAACATCATTCACCTCCCCCTCTTTTGATGCCGCCAGCAATGATATCGCTATTCAAGAAATAGCACTGGTCGCGGATCGAGTCACCATTCAAGCACCTTAATAGGTCCACAATAACGAGCTATCTCGATGTTTATATTGCAGAAGATAATTATCTGACGGTATTAATTACCAATATGCCAACCCATGATGACCAACATTATCATGGTTCATCCATCCAACTAAATTCATCATTCCACAGTTTACGTAGAATATCGCATCATAACTCGGAGACAATAATGCCAATAACCCCAACTTATCCCGGCGTTTATATTGAAGAGGACGCCTCACCGTCCCTCTCCATTCGCTCGGGTGCAACGGCAGTGCCTGTTTTTGCCGTCGCAAATAATAATTCATTAATACCAGACAATTCCTATATTCGTATTAGTAACTGGTTAGAATATTTAACACTAAAAGGTAAGCAATTTGATCCCACTAATACACTTGATATCGCACTACGCGCCTATTTTATTAATGGCGGTGGATATGCTTATCTCGTCAAAACCACAAATCTAGAAAGTCAGATCCCAAAGCTTGACGATGTGACACTACTGATCGCCGCCGGAGAAGATATTACGACCGCTGTAGGAACACTTTGCCAATTAGGCAAAGGATTATTCGCTATTTTTGACGGCCCAACAACCCAAATAGCCTCAACACAAGCACCAGATGATGTACTTAAACCTTATCCAGCAACTCAATATGGCGCAGTTTACTATCCCTGGCTGACTGCTGAATGGGGAGAAAATAAAGCCTCCATTGATATTCCACCAAGTGCCGTCATGGCCGGTATTTATGCCAATGTCGATAACAGCCGAGGCGTCTGGCAGGCCCCCGCGAATGTCCCTGTTCAGGGCGGATTACAACCTAAATATCCGATGACCGACGACCTGCAAGGGAGATATAACCAGGGTAAGGCACTGAATATGATCCGTACCTTTCCTAAGAGCGGGACGCTGGTCTGGGGAGCCAGAACCCTTGAGGACAGCGATAACTGGCGTTATATCCCGGTTCGCCGCCTGTTTAACAGTGCAGAACGAGACATTAAAAACGCCATGAGTTTCGCGGTATTTGAGCCTAATAGCCAACCCACTTGGGAAGCGGTGCGCCGGGCGATTGATAACTATCTCCATGCCCTCTGGCAACAAGGCGGATTGATGGGTAACAAAGCTGAACAGGCTTATTTTGTGCAAATCGGTAAAGACGTCACCATGACTGATGACGATATCAAGCAAGGCAAAATGATCGTCAAAATCGGCATGGCGGCAGTGCGTCCGGCCGAATTTATTATCTTGCAGTTCACCCAGAATACCGCTCAATAATTGGAGGCATCATGCCAACAACACCGACCTATCCCGGCGTTTATATTGAAGAAGATGCATCATTATCGCTCTCTATCAGCCACGGGAACACCGCAATACCTGTTTTTATTGGCCGCTTCCAGCCTAAAAAAGCCAGCGCAACTCTAAAAGCGATACGTGTGAGTAGCTGGCTGGATTTTACCAATCTGTTTAATGTCGGTTGTATTACGTCAATCGCCATCACATCGACTAAACCAACGCCAACGCCACCGCCTCCCCCTTCTCCTTCCGGGAAAGTTGCAGGCGATACAGCCACTGCCGATATTGCTCTTGACGCCGACGATACAAACACAGATTACACTTACGCTATAAATACAGTTACCTCTACAACCAGCAGTGATGCGCTAAAACTTTATTTCCAAAATGGCGGCGGACCTTGTTATATCCTGTCCATTGCCGATTCGGGAAATAGTGAAACTACGGCATTACTCCCTGAATTAATTGAACAAGCTTTGGAGATCACCCTAATCGTCTGCCCTGAACAGGATTCTTCTTACCAGCTCGCGATATACAACAGCCTGCCCCCCGCATTATTGAATGCCGGCTATTTCCTGATCGCTGACAGCCAGGGTAAAACAACTAAACCTACAGTTAATGTGCCATCACAAACTGCGACTTATTATCCTGCGGTTAAAATCTCACAACTTATGCAAACGGAAGATAGCCTGATCGCAGTTTCAGGTTATGAAGATGCAGCATCAAACGAAGTCAAAAATCTGGCACAACTCAAACAGAAAAACTCAACTGTCTACCAACAAGCTGTCCAAGCAATACAGGGCAAAATGAAATCCAGCAGCAACACTATTCCCGCCAGTGCTGTCATGGCGGGGGTCTACTGCGCCACGGATGCCAGCCGTGGTGTCTGGAAAGCCCCGGCGAATGTCGTGCTAAGCGGAATTAGTGATGTCACTGAACGACTTAATGACGATGAACAAGGTGCCATGAACCTGTTAGGTATTAATGCTATTCGCTATTTCAACGGGCGTGGCTTTGTCGTGTGGGGCGCTCGTACGCTGCAAGATGATGACAACTGGCGCTATATTCCGGTTCGACGTCTCTTTAACAGCGCAGAGCGGGATATTAAGCAAGCTATGCGCACCGCCGTTTTTGAACCCAATAGCCAGCCTACTTGGGAACGGGTGAAGTCAGCCATTGACAACTATCTCTATTCCTTATGGCAGCAAGGGGCATTAGCGGGAAATAAACCGCAGGAAGCCTATTTTGTCCAGATTGGTAAAGGCATCACCATGTCCGACGACGACATTAAACAAGGGAAAATGATTGTCAAAGTGGGCATGGCCGCAGTACGTCCGGCTGAATTTATTATCCTTCAGTTTTCACAAAATGTAGCACAGTAACCGTGCTGAGACGCGGTTGAACGCCGCGTCTATTAAGTCTTACAAGGAGACGATAATGGAGATAAAACAGCCGGGTGTCACCGTCACCGAAAGCCTGATATCCCCAGAACCGGATGATGTATTCATCGGTATACCGGTTTTTATCGGTTATACCCCCTCGCCGGTCGATAAAATCGCTATCAAGCTCAACAGTCTGGCCGACTTTGCCCGGTCATTTCCTGAATCAGGATTAATGTACTATTCCGTGCGCCACTTTTTTGAAAATGGCGGCCAGCAAGCCTATGTGCTGTCACTGGGTACGGAGCAACAATTAAGCGATTTTTCGTCATTGATCACCGCACTGCAACAAACGTGGATTACCCAAGCGATTTCCGCGGAGAACGACATTACGCTGATTATCACCCCGGATGCTATCCGATTTAATCAGACAGAGGTTTCCTATATCCAACGTGATCTCTGGTTACAATTTTGGCAATCAGTGCTCAATCTTTGCAAAAGTCGGCGCGGCATTATGGGGTTATTGGATGCCCCGGACAATCCCACATTAGCCGCAGAGTGTTTAAAACAGTTTGCTTCCGCAGATCAACAATGGGGTGCCGTATACTGGCCGCGGCTAAAAAGCGCCTATCAGGACCAAGCGCAAAACCCTATTGTGCTTTCACCTACTGCCGCGGTCGCCGCCGTTATCCAAAATAACGATAACCAACAAGGCGTCTGGACCGCCCCTGCCAACGTTGCGTTAGCCAAAGTGATCAGCCCGGTACACTCTTATATTGAAGCAAATGCCCTGTTTAACCCGAGTGGCACCTCGCTGAATCTGGTTCGCAGTTTTCCTGGCAAAGGCATAAAAATCTGGGGATGCCGAACGTTAGAAAATACCCCCGGTTCCCCCTGGCGCTATATCCAAATCCGCCGTCTGGTTTCCTATATCGAAGCTCATATGACTCAACTCGGCCGGGCCTTCATCTTTGAACCCAATAACGCTATCACCTGGATGAAGCTTAAAGGCCAAGCCTACAACTGGCTGCGTCAGTTATGGTTAAACGGCGGGCTACGGGGTACTCAGGAAGATCAGGCGTTTGAATTGCTACTGGGTGTGGGTGAATCAATGAGTGAAACCGATATCCAGGCCGGAAAAATGATCATGAAAATCAGCCTCGCCGTGTTAATTCCAGCGGAATTTATTGAACTGAGCCTGACATTTGATACCCGTACCGGCACCACCCGCTAAGTTAAACAGAAACAAAAGTTAAACAGAGGCAACATATGAGCAACCTCTATACCCCGTCAGTGTCACACCGTTTTATCGCCAGTTTTCTTTTTAACAACATTCCCAGTCCATTCGATATCGCCTTTCAACGGATATCGGGCCTCAGCCGTGAGTTGCAGACCACCCAACACAGCCAGGGCGGGGAAAATGCCAGAAATACCTGGCTGGCCGAGAAGATCCAGCATGGCAGCCTGTTGCTAGAGCGTGGCGTGATGACGGTGACTCCGCTCACGCTAGTGTTCGATCGCGTCCTGAGAGGCGAAAAAGCGGTCTATGCCGATGTCGTGATTATGTTACTGAATGAACATTCATTACCCACGGCAAGTTGGACATTAAGCAACGCGCTACCGGTGCGCTGGTCCACCAGCGACTTTGACGCCAATAGCAATACCGTCTTGGTGAACTCGCTGGAATTACGTTATCAAGATATGCGCTGGTTAGGAGTAAAAGTATGACCGTCGAAATTAAAGAACTGATTATTCAGGCCAAAGTCACTGATTCCACGAGTAATTCTTCCTCACCACCAACCTTAGCCCAAGAGACGCTGGATAATGCCCGCCTGATTGAAATAGTGAAACGGGAAGTGTTAGAAGCGTTGCGTGAAGCAGGAGTCCATTATGAGCCTAATTGAACGGAGTCTATCCAAACTCACCCTGACCGCCTTTAAAGACCGAGAAGGGAAAATTTCCGTAGGCAGTTTACAGGCGATGTATAACCCTGATGGGATTCAGCTCGATTATCAAACCCGCTATCAACAGGATGAAAGCGTTAATAATGCCAGCCAAAGCAGCCGCTACATGCTATCGCAACCCGCCGGTTTGACATTAGTTCTGTTGTTTGATGCGACTATGCCGGGCAACAACATCCCGGTAGAAACACAATTGGCAACCCTGAAAACCCTGTGTGCGGTGGACGCCAGCACCAGTGTGCCCCACTTCCTTAAAATCAAATGGGGCAAAATGCGTTGGGAAAACAAAGGCTATTTCGCTTGCCGAGCCACTGGTCTCACCATCCATTACACCCTGTTTGACCGGGACGCCACCCCGCTGCGAGCCAGCGCCACTTTATCGCTGATCGCGGACGAAAGCTTGGTTATTCAAGCCACGGAACAGCAGTTACAATCACCGCCGGTTATCGCAGTCAACGTGACCGATATGCTCTCTCTGCCGTTGATTGCATTAGGCGTCAGTGCTGCTCTAGTTGGTGGTATTGATTATCTCGCCCTCGCCAGACAAAACGATTTGGACAATCTGGATGATTTCACTCCCGGGCAAACGCTACAGGCACAGGGGGACGCATGAAGATACCGGCAGTAGACATTAAAATAGCGGGAAAAACCCTCAGCCAGTTTTCTGTGATAAGTTTGACCGTCAACCATCAAATCAACGGTATTCCCTCAGCCAAGATCACTCTCGGCATAGCCGGTGACGCCAACGCAATTTTCGCCCCCCAAGCTCAGGCTGAACTGACAAGCTGTCGGCCCAACCAAGAACTGATCGTGCAACTGCAAGAAACCGTGTTATTCAAGGGGATCATTGTTCGACAAGCACTTAAGTTCAAAGGTCAGGACAGTCTGGTTACCCTAACGGCAAAACATTCACTGCAAAAACTCACTGACGGTTTCCATTCACAGCTATTCAGCCAACAGAATGATGAAGACATTATCAGAAAGCTATTCGATCAGGCAAAGATAACTGTCACGATAAAACAGGTGCCTCAGCTTAAAATTAAACATGAGCAAATGGTGCAGTTTCGCTGTAATGACTGGAAATTCTTAAAAAGCCGACTGGCCGCCGCCAATATCTGGCTGTTGCCCGGTAATGAGGCCGTCACATTAGCGACGCCGGAATCACTTAATCAGTCAACCGTGCATACAATTAAACAACGTGCCGGCGATCAAGACATTGTGCTGTTTGAAGCGGATCTGCAATTTGATAATCGACACAGCCCCAAAACGGTGAGCGTACAAGCCTGGGATATCACACAACAAGAACTGTCTCAGGCCAATCAGGCAGAAAACAGCGGGGTTGGCAGCGGTCAACTCGCGTCAGACAGTTTAGCGACGTTGACCGATCAGGCATGGCAGTGGGTTTTCAGCTCTCCCCAAGATAATGAACAAGCCAAATACCTTGCTCAGGGCATCCTGAATAACCTGCGAAGTGATAACGTTTCCGGCAATTTCGAAGTTGCAGGGGATAGCCGTTATCAGCCGGGCGATCTGCTTGCTCTAAATGGCTTTGGTCAAGGGATGGATGGTCAAGGCATTATCACCGGCGTCAGTCAGACCATCAATCAACGGCAAGGCTGGCGCACCCGGCTAACTTTGGGTTTGTTGCTGGAAACAGAACCGGTGGTCCCGCAGGTTAAAGAGCTGCATGTGGGGATTGTGGAAAAATACCAACAGGACAAGCAGTCACTGGACCGAATTCCGGTCAGGATACCGGCGTTAGATTTAACCAACAGCGTGCTTTTTGCCCGACTGGGTAAACCTTATGCCAGTCATGAAAGCGGGTTCTGTTTCTATCCTGAACCGGGGGATGAGGTGATTATCGGTTTCTTTGAATGCGATCCGCGCTTTCCGGTGATATTAGGTGCTATGCACAACCCGAAAAATAAAACACCAATCGAACCCAGTGAAAAAAATCCAATAAAAACTCTGGTCATTAAACAAGGGGATAATAAACAAGCATTAGTGCTCAATCATCAAGATAAAATCGCCGCCATTAATAGCGGAGAACATTCGTTATCATTGCAACAGGATAAAGATATTACGCTAAAGTCGGCGAAGAATATTATCACCACAGGTCAGAAAATTAATATACAGGCTAAGGAATCCCTATCAGCCACTGGAGAATCCAGCGTCGATATTAAAGGTAAGGAAATTAACCTAACACAATAATAAGGCAACCAAATGACAAATAAAATATTAGCCGATATTTATGGTCGGGGCTGGACATTTCCGCCGCAATTTTTTGTCAAAGATAATTCTCATCCCAAAATACAAACCGGCGTAACAATGGCAGAAGGTGCAGAAAATGTTCGCCAAAGCATGAAAATTCTTTTTCTCACCGAGCCAGGCGAACGGATTATGCGTGAAGATTATGGGTGCGGTCTAAATGATTATCTATTTGCTAATATCAATGATGAATTGATAGCTGAAATTAAAACCCGGATTGAAGAGCGCGTACTGCGCTATGAACCGCGCGCGGAAATCACGGTGATTCAGGTCGATCAGAGAACAGACTTGCTAAATACCTTACATGTCCAGGTGACTTACGCCCTGAGAGGTAGCGATATCAACCAACAGCTTGAAGGCGTCCTTGAAGTGAATGAAGGCCGGGTACAGGTGAACCTATGAGCAAACAACTGGTGGTGGATGGCGACACTCTACTATTTGAACAGTTTTTCGGCAACCGACAGGTGACAATCTTGGAGCCGGCAACTATCCAGGGCAGCGGGCATGCACAAATCCAGAACAAAAAAATTGCCATTGTGGGCGATGAAAAAGAGGTAAAGCTCCAAGCGCAGTATATTACTCCCGATTACCCAACGCCCGGTACAGGCATAGTCACCATTGCCCAGTTAGATGCCAGCCAACAGGCAAATTTTTGTCACAGCCCGGCCGCGGTGATTATTGTCGGTCAGCAATTTACCGCCCGTTTCACTCCGACACAACCGGCGAATAACCCATCGAGTGGCCCGGATGTCACCACACCTAGTATGGGAAAAGGCTATTTTATTGCCAGTCAATATATCGTCAACGCCGGATAAATAACGCCTTTAACCTTATTTTTAAATAATAACGATCTCCTGAAAAACTATATTCAAACCACAGGTGGTAATAAATATGGGACAAGCCGAGTTATATAATAAGCTCTCTGCTATCGTGCCGGATAATGCATTTAAACTTGATGAAAGAAGTGCACTGGATATTTTAAACTGGCTCAAAGAGTACGCCGCAATTATTCCTTTCGATCAAGAGAANAAACAGTTCTGGGACAGTTTCTACTTTACGCAGGAAAATAGCACTAAGCAATTAGCGGATCTTTACCAGAATGTTAATCAAGCGAATGGTCTTTTACCGGCACATCAAGCTTTTGTATTGGCTTTTTTAAAACTGTTAGAAACACCCAAGGTATTATTTAATACCCTCCCGGCACGACACCGTAATCTTTATTACCGGGAATTATTAGGACTGAACCCCAAAAACGCTCAGGCGGATAGCGTTGCTATCGGCATTACCCTGAATACGAATAACACGGAATTTCTGGTCGCACAAGGCACGCTATTTGATGCCGGGCAAGATAGCGCCGGTAATCCGTTACACTATGCATCAAACACGGATTTACTGGCGAATCAGGGAGCATTAACCGACTTGCGTTGGTATCGAAAAAATAACGATGGTTGGCAATCGGCAATACCACTTAGCCTCTCAGATAACATTAAATTACCGAAAAACGGCATCCAGCTTTTTAGCCCAACAGCCAACGATACCCCGGTGCTATCCGGTTATCTGATTACCTCCTCTTTGTTTGCTATGCCCGCAGGAGAACGTCATATTACATTAACGCTGGAAAATGATTGGCAGGGTAAAGCTAAAAATATCACCGCTAAAATCAGCGCCAAAGATCACTGGTTATCGTTGTCGGTAAATCTTATCGACAAAAAGAATATCAAACTGGGTTTACTCTCCACTGATGATCCTATCAGCCCGCCAGATAACCTTGACGGCATGACATTCGACGTACCGGTATTAAAATTAGGCACCATTCAACAACCCACTTTATCCAAAATTATCGGTATTAAAATCAATGTTAACGGCAACCGCAGTGTGCGCTATGCCTCTGATGACGGAACTGAACAAACAGATAAAACCAGTTTTCCCTTCGGCCAATTGCCATCGTTGGGTTCCGGTTTTAATCTGGTCGCCCCTGAATGGTATGGTTCTGAAAACGCGACGCTTACCTTGACTCCACAATGGGTTGGCTTGCCGACAAAGAGTTTTAAAGCGTGGTATAAAGGGTACACCCCTGAACCCGATAACAGCGTATTTAAAGTACAGGGTTATTTAGTCACACCTCAGGAAAAAAAGACCATTGATGGCCTCCAGTCATTATTTGGCGGAACCGATGCACCACAAGGACAAAGCCTGACATTTACTTTACCGGCAATGAACTACCCTGTTGCAGACAGTCCATCCCCCAATGACTGGCCCGCGTCAGTACGCATAGAATTGGCAGGGCAGGATTTTATGCATGCGCAATACCGGCAAGATCCGACCGGTAAAAATTTACCCTACACTCCGCAAATCAGTGCATTACAAGTTACATTTAACGCCACAATGAAAGCTGAACAATATGCCGTGTATCCTCTCACCCCTTTTGGTTGGGGAAATACGAACGCTGAAACGCCTTCATTCGCTAATGACGCACTCTATTTAGGCTTCACCAATGTGTCACCGGGACAAACCTTATCCCTATACTGGCAATTGGTCGGTATTCAAGAACTTGCGCTATTCTGGTCTTATCTGAATCAACAAAACACCTGGCAACCATTAAACCAACTGGTTCACGATCAAACTCACAACCTGTTTGACCGGGGGACATGGAGTACGCTGTTGCCACAGGACGCATCAAATCAGGCAGCCTTGATGCCGATAGGGCGATATTGGCTGAAAGCGGAGATAATTCAGCAGACCGCCCCTGAGAATTACCCAAAAATGCAAGGCATACTGTATAACGCCACCACTGCCACACTAATCAACGCAGAAACTGTTGAAAATGATCATTTTATCAATGGATTGGCCGCCGACAGCATTAAACAGACCGTCAGCGCGTCCGACGCCATCAGTCATGTGACGCAACCCTGGGCATCCTGGAACGGTCGTCCGAAAGAAACAGAACCCGCGTTTCTCGCGCGAATTCCACCTCGGTTGTCCCATCGTAACCGTGCTTTAAGTTGGGATAACATTGTCACGCTACTGAAAGAGCATTTCATCAGCATATTTGATGTCAAATATCCCGACGCCAATAAATTAACTAGAATCCCGGCACCGAAAGAACAACAACTGATTGTGATCCCTAACAGCCGTTACAAAGATAACGATGATGCGCTGCGCCCAATGCTCAACGCTGCCCGGCTGACAGAAATGGCCAAATGGTTAAGCCAGTTAAGCAGTCCCTGGACCACGCTTAAAATTGACAATCCCAGCTACACTAACGTGCTGATCAGTTATGAACTGGTGTTTGCTGCGGGGATTAATCCCGATTTTGGTCATCATCAGTTACAGCAAGAACTCAGCCGGAAATATATGCCGTGGGCAGAAGACGCTGCAATTAGTGTAACCACCAGTAATCGCCTTGATTACTACCCGTTATTAGCCACGATTCAACAGTCGTCTCTAGTTGAACGAGTCACCAGCTTAACGTTGAAAAAATCCACCCAAACCACAGAAGCAGTGGGTGACAGTGTAGAAGCTGGTGATAATGAAGTGCTGATTTTAGTTTGGTCAAAAAAGAATCCATCAAATAGAGGAGCTGACCATGAGTAATCAAGACGCCCTGTTTTCCATCGTTAAAGACAATATTGCCTTTGATACTTTACTCACTCAAGCTAAGACAGTGATTGAGCAACAATCCGGCCAACTTTGGAGCAATACAGGTGAAAGCGATCCCGGTATAACTTTATTAGAAGCCTGTTGTTATGGCGCGTCTGATTTGGCCTATCGCCTTTCGCTGCCTCTCATCGATCTCCTTACCCCTGAACAGCAAGAACAGACACCGGGCGACGGCATTTTTCCACAGGAATTCGGCCCACAACAAATGCTGACCTGCGGCCCAATTACTGCGGAAGATTATCGCCGGGCCTTATTGGATTTGCATAGCAGCGATAATATTAACAACAAAAGTGAAGGTTATTTTTTCTTTAACGATGTACAGCTAGTTCGTGAACCTGAGAATCAACGCTATGAATACTGGTATAACAAAGAAAAACGTGAATACAGTTTCACTCAAACTCCAGACAGTCAACAGTTGACACTAAGAGGAAACTACTGGCTTTATTTACTCCCGAACCGGGAAACTCAGACTGACAATACACTGGCTCAACAAAATCTGGCCGCTTTCTTAAAAAACAACCGTAACCTGGGGGAATCTGTCAGTAAAATTATCTGGCTACAACCGACGGATTTCTTATTACAGCTTGATATTGAACTGAATGATGATGTTAAAGATACCGCTGACATCTTTGCTAAAGTCTATATGACAACAGAACAGACGGTATTAGCAAAACCATTACGTTATACCACCCAAGCCATGAAAGAATCAGGTTACAGTAATGAAGAAATATTTGCCGGACCCTATTTACATCACGGCTGGATACCTGAATTGCCCACGGCCAAAGATTACACCACGGCTACAGAATTAAAACTCAGTCACTTAGTTAATCGCTTATTGGCTATCCCAGGGATACAAAATATTACCCGGTTAGCATTAGATAACCACGATAAAAACATTTCCCCGCTGTCAAATGACAATTGGTCTTGGACAATCGCTCAGGGCTATTACCCCAGATTATGGGGTAATGATCCATTAAGCTTAATAACTTCACCAACAAGCCCGCTCATTATTACTGCCAAAGGTGGAATAAAAGTCTCCATTTCTAAGCAAGATATAGAAAATAAGATCATTAAAGCGCCATTAATTGAAACACAGCCAGAGTTATTAAACTGGGGAAAACATCGTAAGATCCTGAACTACTATCCGGTCAGCAATAAATTGCCGGCTTGCTATGGATTACAAACCTACGCTGAGACCCAACAACAAATCCACTTGCATCAATTTATGCTGCCTTTTGAACAAATGCTAGCTAATGGCTGCGCTGAACTTGCCATCTTGCCGAAACTGTTAGCCTTTAAACAACGGGGAAATGCGGTATATGGCGCACAATGGCCTTTTAAAGACAATACTGTTGGTTATAAAGTCCACCAGCAAATCATGCCTAATTTAATCAAACAGCTAAATAATGATGCCCAAATCAATAATGATGACGGTATGCATTGGCAAAACTATGCAAAAGAATTGTTAATCCTGAATTATTTGCTGGAGTATTTTGGTACCCATCGCGCAGCCAGGCCACTTACCATAGACTTTCTGGATTTTCTCTCTACTCAACGTGGTTATTTAGCACAGCAACCCGAATTAACCTATCAACGTAATAATATCCGTATTGATCAAGTGTCAGCACTACAAAAACGGATTGCCGCCCGTATTGGTCTGGGAGGAGAATGTTTCAAAGAAAAACCCAACTTGGCTAATCTACCTTTCTATCTAATTGAACATCGTCAGCTATTACCGGTCAAACCTGACAATAAATTCGATAGTGAACAGAAGCCCGATAAGCTGGAAATAAAAAGCGTACCCAATTCTAAAAACCAACAATTAATCATTACCCAAAATGGGACAACGGGCCAGCTATTGCATGGTCAGGTCATTAACTTGATTATTATTGAGGGTGACAGAGAATTTACACTACGAGGCCAAATGATTACCGATATTACGGGAGATACCTTCTCGCTTGACACTCTCAATAGCACTGATTTAGAGCGCAATCTAAATCGAGTAGAACAAGCATTTGAGCAAGGTAATTTACGCTGGCGCAATAGCCCAGTATGGATGGAAGATATGGATTATCAACTGGTTTATGCCAGTGACACATATCAAACTGGCGCAAGAGATGAACGCTGGATCACCTCTAGCACCCAAAGCCCCTTTCCCGCCATGATCGATGTGAATGACGAAATTACGCTGAAATATATTATTTCACCCGATGAGTCATCCACAAAAATATTGGCTAATAGTAATTCTCCCACCGATTATCAGCTTAAAGCACGCGTAGTCCAATTCGACCGAATTAAGGGCTGGATATTAATTAAAAAAATATCAGGGCAACAATATGATTTCCCAAAATCAGAAGACGCATGGCGTTATCGTTGGTACTTTTCCAATGAAAAATACGCATTGGCTGACCGCTTTTCATTTATAGTCAGTGTAGTGATTAATCGTCAGCTTATTGAGAATGATAAGATCGACCCTTATAAACTGGAGGCGTGGGTAAAAGTGGAGATCTTAGCTGAATTCCCGGCACATCTTTCCATGATTTTCCATTGGCTATCACCGGAACAATTCAATAATTTTGCTGATACTTATAAGCGTTGGCAAAACAATGGCGCGCCTCTGGGTGATGAAGCCTATAATATTTTAGAAACCTTAACGTTAGGGCGTTTACCTTCAGCGGCAACCGGTACGGGTAATATGCGAATTGCCACCGAACAGCAAAGAATAGAGGTAATTGGTGAGTCAGGTACCGAATGGAATGAAAAGGTAATAAAAGACAATCAGTTATTATATGTTCCAAAAATCTAACCTAAGATTATATAGCACCACAAAAATAGTCATCAATTTCATTGTTAAATAAAATATCCTCTCTGATTGCCATTTTGTGATATGGCAGTATTTAAATGATATTTGAAAAAAATCAATCAATATTATATACAAGGTAATTAAAATGGAAAAAGAATATAATCTATCCAATATAGAAAACACCAATCCTGAATCAATAGGACCTTCAGTAGATGCATTAAAAAATCGCTTTAAAGAAGGCAGTATCCCCCTACAAACTGATTATTCAGACCTGATTAATATTGCTGATATCGGTCGCCAGGCAGTTGGTAAAGCACCCAATCAAATCGATAATCCAAATTCAGGCTTAGTGCTGAATAATGATAGTGGATTAGCAGTAAAGGTTAACATTAGCGGCGGTTTACAAGCGGATAAAGATGGTGTCAGTGTAAAAATCAAGGATAAAAGCCTATTAGCTGATAATAACGGATTATCAGTAAATTATGGCAAAGGGTTACAACTTGATAAAGATAATGACAATAAGCTTACAATCAATAGTCATGACGGTATTGAAATAGTTGCCGGAGGTGTAAAAGTTAAAGCTGGGAATGGTATCACGGTTAATTCAAGCGGCGTCAGTATTGATCCTAACACAGTACTCCCTAGAGGAATGATTGTAATGTTTTCTGGTAAAAGTGTTCCTACAGGCTGGACATTATGTGATGGTAATAATGGCACACCAAATTTAATTGACCGATTTATTTTAGGAGGAAATTTTTCTGGTATTGATGGAAAGAGCAGTACTACCGTTTCAGGTCCTAAAGACAGCAAATCATTTAATTTTAACTCTAATGAAGCTACATTAAATATCAATGGTAAAACAAGTGAGAGATCATTATCTATTGGACAAATACCTAATCATAGCCATCTTAGTGGAATAAATATTGATACAAATATCATGGCTCAATATGGCGCTACTCAGATCGGCAAAACAGATAGAGCTGTAGCCTCATCAAAGAATACCAGCGAGAGATATCTCTATTATTCATCAGGAATACTCTCCTCTAATGGAACGATCGGCCAAAACAGTCCTGAAACACACGATCATGATATTAATTTAACAAACACAGGCAATCATTTCCACAAGAACCAAATAACAACTCCTTATTATATACTTGCTTTCATCATGAAAACTTGAAATTTACTAATCAATTAAAGTTTTAATTATCTATTAATCACAAAGGATATACTAATATGACTTCGGAGCCAAATCTGTTAACCCGGATTACCATTACTATTGAAGCTAATAATTCACAGGTGGCTAAAAAAGTATTACATGGCTCCCTGTTTAATCAAACCAATATAAAAAATTTATTTAATACATTCTTTACTCAATATCCCATTAATCAGGATATCTATTTAGAAACATTAACTCTGGATCTTGGTGAAATAAATTTACATAATTTCAATTCACTATTCCCTGTAAGACTTAATATTGCACTAAATAAAGCATTAAACCAATATCAAATTAATAATCAGGAGAGAAAAATATCCCTAATAAAATCACAATCACAATCACAATCACAATCACAATCACAATCACAATCACAAGAAATAACCAACAAACCTTATTTATTATATGTCAATAACTCAATTAATATTGAAGTTTTCATTCATTATTTAAATCAAAAAAACTCCGCATTCAATTTAGTAGAGATTAAAAATAATCATAAAAATATTGATATCAATATTCAACAATTAATTAATCAATTAGCTGGAATAGAAGATAAATGGACTTTGTTTTTAGCAAAAAGCTGTTTATCTGAACCAAGTCTGCAACGGTTATTAGCGCTCAAGCAACCCGCCTTATTAAGCGCTATTAACAACAGACTATCCGAAGGAGTAAACAGATCACAATATTTGGGGGAGCCTGTCTCCCCCGGACAACTGATACTCAATGCGTTGCAATATATACAGCTAAATAATACACAGGAGATACCTAAACTGGATGCGAAAGTGCTATCACATATCACCTCTGAATTAGATAACGGTACACTTAATGCAACATCTATTATTACGTTATTTCGCCAGATTATTACTGACAATATTCCATTAAATAATTGGTTAAAACAGATCTGGCAAACTATTACTGTTGCAAAATTTAGTAAAAAATATCTATCAGCTAAAGAATATCAATATTTATCTGAGCATTTTATTTCAGACCATGCAGATAAAGATAAATCTAGCAAGAAATTAGCCGTAACTCATGTTGATATTAAAAATGTTCATAGATATAAATATTCAATAAATCAGGAGACAATATCAGAGAACCAGAAAATATTTTCAGCATCGAATAACCTACATATTACAGGAAATAACTCTAACCCATTACAGACTACCAATAAAGCACGCGATAAATCGGTTTTATTATCCGAACAAACTCTTCCCTATCAGGTAAATAATGCGGGGATATTGGTTTTATGGCCGATGCTACCCGCATTATTTAATCAACTTGGCTTACTTGAAGAACAACGATTTATTCATCATCAAGCCCAATTTAATGCGGTTAATTTACTTAATTATCTGATTTTGGGAGATAAAGAAGTACAGATAAAACAAAATATATTGAATAACGTTCTGTGTGGATTAATGGCTGACGAAGTGATTGAATTAGCCCCCACTGAACCAGAAAAACAATTGATCATAGATCAATGGCTAGATGCCGTTATCAGCCAACTTCCCGGCTGGAAAAAATTAACCCACAATGACGCGCGGCAACTGTTTTTACAACGGCCCGGTCAGTTACTAATAGACGAAAAGGAAATCAAAATCACGGTACAACATCAACCGTTTGATATTCTGTTAGCCGATTGGCCGTGGCCATTAAATATCGCCAAACTTCCCTGGCTGGATTGCCCTTTAAATATTGACTGGCAAAACATTTAGAAGGTTTATATGGACTACCTACTGACAAATACCCCCTGTATTGTGGCTGAATCACACTGGATTTATCCCCATTTGGAACGTATCGATCTACTATTACAGCAATACTATTATAAAAAGAGCGACCAGTACGATTCATTACCGGAAAGTTTTTTATTGACCGAAGATGAAGTCGAACAATGTTTAATATCACCGCAAGGAGTTCCTCATTGGTTAACTAAAGTCAATAATCCTATTTGTTATCCAGAAATTAAGGAAAACCCTTCCCTTGATGCATTATCATTGTTGGTCGAACGTTTTGAACTGACTGAATTTGAGCGTGATGTTTTATTATTAGGTTTATTACCCCATTTTGACAGTCGGTATCATGCGTTATTTGCCGCGCTAAATGGCAATAGTAAAAAACAGTGGCCCAATTTCGCATTGGCGATTGAGTTATTTAGCCAACACCAAAATGACTGGCAATTACTACAAAACAGCTTTTTACCGCAAACACCGTTAATCAATAACCAACTATTACGGCTTAATAATCACGAAGAAGTTATTTGGCTACAAACACAATTCTTAACTCATAACGCTATCTGGCATTTTTTATCGGGACAACGAACACTTTTACCACCTTTGATAAGCTATGCTAATTGGCATACTCCCGCCTCACATAATTGGTATCCACAAACTCTTTATCATTCACTGGAAAAGATATTATTGAATGAAACCGATAAAATACGTCCATTGGTCATACTCAGAGGAAAAGAAGGCAGCGCCAGAGAATTAGCGGTCAGTAATATTATGGCATATCATGGTATTCATACCTTAATCCTTGATTTAGCCTGCCTGCCCGATGAAGAAAACAGTGTCAAAATATCCAGCTTATTAGCGGATGTAATACGGGAAACTCGGTTACATGATGCCTGTTTATTAATCCGCAAATTCTCTTTGCTTGCAGCGGAAAAGAAAATATTACACCACGAATTATCTATTTTACTGAATCAGCCAAAATTACGCGTGGTTTGCCTGGTAGAATCGGGAAATGGATTAGCTTGGCTTAAACATCTACCAATGGTGCAAATTGACATGCCAGTAATGACTTTAGCAGAGAGAAAAACAATACTGAAAGCAAATTTACCGGAGAATGTCGCTCAGGAAATCAATATTACTCAGCTCTGTCAGCGCTTTTCCTTTACCGCGGAAACATTACCGCTCATTCTTGCAGAAGCTCATCAATATCAAATAATTCGACAACCAGAAGATCAAATAAAAGAAATAGACCTGCGTAAGGCATTAAGTTTTCGCGCCCAACAGAATTTCGGTAAATTAGCCCAACGCATAACCCCAAAACTCAGTTTCAATGATTTAGTGGTTTCAGAAACATTAGCGCAACAGTTAAAAGAAATTATCGCTGCCATTCATTACCGTGACCAGATTCTAAGCGCAGGATTTCAGGAAAAAATCAGTTACGGTACCGGTATTAGTGCATTATTTTACGGTGAATCAGGTACCGGCAAAACGATGGCTGCTGAGGTCATTGCTGGTTATCTTGGGGTTGATTTGATTAAAGTGGATCTCTCTACCGTGGTAAATAAATATATTGGTGAAACGGAAAAAAATATCTCTCGTATTTTCGATCTGGCCGAAGCGGATTCCGGGGTGCTGTTTTTCGATGAAGCGGATGCTTTATTTGGTAAACGCAGTGAAACCAAAGACGCTCAAGACAGACATGCTAATATTGAAGTTTCTTATTTATTACAACGTCTAGAGAATTATCCGGGGTTAGTGATTTTAGCCACCAATAACCGCAGCCATTTGGACAGCGCGTTTAATCGCCGCTTTACCTTTATTACCCGTTTTACTTATCCCGATGAAGCATTACGTAAGAAAATGTGGCAAAAAATTTGGCCTGAACAACTGACATTATCCGATGAAATTGATTTTGAACATCTGGCTAAAAGATCTGATTTAACCGGAGCGAATATCAGAAATATCGCCTTATTATCATCCATATTGGCAGCAAATGACAATATTGGACAGATTGAAAATAAATATATAGAACGTGCCGTGATACTTGAATTAAATAAAACTGGCCGCTTGGTATTTTAAAAATTAAGTAGAATTGGAGTCAATATGACAACTATAATTGCTTCTGACAATGCGATTATTGAGATTAATCAAGCATTAAATGATATTCTAATTAAATATTTAGACATTCCCGGTCAAAACATTGATATTCGTTTTGATCTACCCGAAATTAATTCCATTCAATCAGAACCGACAGTCAGTGTATTTCTTTATGAAATACATGAAGATCTACAATTACGCTCTGCCGAATCAAGACGTTATAATCCGGCAACCAATACATTATTACCGGGATGGGTAAATATTAACTGCAATTATTTAATGACTTACTGGGAGCCGAATAAACCATCGAACGACAGCGCCAGCCCGGACAGCCAGCCAGATAATCAGGCGGCACAAGTCATGACGCGTGTTTTAAGAGCATTGATTAACAATCGCCAATTAACCGGTATTCCCGGTGCTTATACCCGGGTTATTCCCCAACAGGAAAATTTAAATAGCTTAGGTAATTTTTGGCAGGCTCTTGGTAATCGCCCTCGCCTCTCTTTACTTTATTCCATTACTGTACCTATGAAACTGAAAAATATTGAAGACAATGTAATCCCAGTCAGTAAAATATCCGCTTCTGTGGATCAAAAACCCAGTCTGGATAATTCACAAATAAACCAAGCTTTAATATACCCTATGGATTTCAAGATGCATCGCGACGGCAAGGGAGTGAATCCCCGGGAGCATAGATAACTATGTGACCGGGGTGAACGAGTGCAGCCAACAAAGAGGCAACTTGAAGGATAACGGGTATAGATAAATTATGCGTGGAATTAGGCGATACAGAAGATGTGCGTCTTGCCCTTGCTAAAGTGAATCTGACAATTGAACCTGATACAGAAAACAATCAAAACCTGGAAAATCAAAATGTTATTGTTAAAGTTTCGGGTATTACTAGCGTAACTTATTTACCACAAATAAAAGATACACTTACCAAATGGAAAAGCAGTCAAGAGGCTATTGTTAAGATAAATGGTGTCGGCATTGTTGTTTCTAAAGAAAATGCGGATAAGTTAATTGGGATTTAAAATTAATTTTTATACTAAAATAACAAACAATCATTCACCTAATAAATAATTATTTATTAAAATTAATTATTTTTAATATTTTTATTTTATTTTCCCGTGTTACCGTGTTAGTGTTAATAAAACTAAAACAGTGAAACACTAATTTAATCCATATATTATTTACTATTCAATCAATCCAATCCAATCCATAGGTGGTAATATCATGCCAATAAATGACCTTAAAAAAAAATTCGAAATTAGCCCTCAAGCAGCTCAAGCTATTGGTGCTCCTGCAAGATCAAATAGCAGTAAACAAGCTGAGCACCAAACTGAACACCTTGAACTTGATACATCTAAAAATAGAAGAGATAGAAAAGATTTAAATGCACAAGCCACCCCAAATCAACAGCACACCAAAAAACTGGAAACCGAAGTAAATAATGGTGGCAATAAAAGTAAAGCACAGGCGCATACACCAGATTTGGTGATGAAAAAAGAAAGCTCAGTAACACCGAACACTCGCAAAAGTCCGAATGAGAAAATCAAAGCTGAAGATATTTTCCATCGGTATAAAGATAGATTTTCTCCTTCCGATAGAGAATTACCATTTGAAATAATGAATGAAATCACCAATAATGGAATAGCATTCTCCTCTGAAAAAGCACCCGAAAGTCATTTAGATAAAGTAAAAGATAAGAAATTCACGCTGAGGCATTATACTTCTGGAAATGGGCAGGAAAAACCTACATTTAATGAGATTGGATCAAACTTTAATTTGGTAAATGAAGGAATAAAAACATTAAAGCGTACTCAAGGAAGCAACACTAATGAAGATGATTGGAACCGTCTAGGAAATACGGCATTTACTTTCTTCTTGTTAGCAATAGATGGAGAAGTATCTGATAGAAAATTCCTGTCTAATACGACTCACTTTGCAGAAATTGATATAGAAAACCCTGCTGAACTTAAAGAACTTGGGTTAGATGAAACTGAGTTCTTTGCTTCTCCTGATTTGCTTCACGAAAAAAATCTTTCCCAAGCCCCTGCTGTAAAAGGGAAACTATCTGACTTAAAATCATTATTATTAAAACAATCTGGCATAAAACCAGTTCAATTACAGTCTTTAGGTGCAAAAGGGATTCTGGAACGTATAGATAGTAAGTTTAATGGCAGTCTTGAAATAAAAATCCCAGGAAACGTGAAAGTGAAGGAATGGAAAAAAGTCGAGAAATAAAAATTTAATCATCGATATTTTATTATCATCTCTTTTCACACATTTTTTCACCAAAATATTAATAGGAGATAATATGTTATCCACAGAAAAACACAATAAAGATACTAAACACCCAAGAAATAGAGAAAAAAAATTCTCAATACAACCAGAAAACTCTACTCAAGATGATGAGGATATAAAAAATAATTCCTTAGGAGTTGGGCTAGATTTAGATCAAATGATAAGAAATACGTCTTCCACCTTAACAAATGCCCCTCAAAAACCCGAAGATGGATATTACTATCATATTTCCAGAGGAAATAATTTACAAAGCTTCCTACAAAACGGATTTAAACCGCAAGGCTCACCTGGCCCAACCTTATCTGAAGAAGATTTTTCACGTAGAAAAATTGGTATCATAAAGCTTATCTACTCTATTATAGCCACGACTATTAATAAAAACCGTAAAGCAAAGAAAATCTCTAAAGATAATTTCCTTATGCCTCAAGAATTTTGGCATGAGTTCAAAAATTTTTATCAGAACATCCCCACTCAAACAAATATCGATGATCAATTATTAAAAAAATCCATTACGGAAAGTATCGACAAACTTGACCAAAATAAATTTATGGAGAAGCACAGTGACCGTAAGCAAACTATTATCAACAATGAGAGAGAAGCTATTCTGCAACAAGATGAAAGGATTAACGAAATTATTTCAAGCAGAGCAAAAATGATACAGCAACGAGAAGCTGAAAATACAGAAGGATATATCTATCTTGCCCCACACAAAAACACACTTTTGGAATATATGAAACATTTACAGGAAGAAAAAAATCTATTTCTTATATTAGCAGTCAAAGAGGACATATTCACCGAAAAAGGATTAGAACAAGATCCACAAGAACCTCATGGGGCCGTCAGATATAAGGGAGCATTATCTACAGAAGAACTTAATTTTGTTAATCAAGAAGGTCAAATCTGTGCAATACCTGCATCTATTGGGGAAATGGATTATGGCGATTTTATTTTAAATCAGCAGCAAGTCATAGATTTTTGTAAGAAATAAAATGAGGGTAAATATAATTTCAAACATAAAATTATATTTACCAGAGATAGAAACCCTACACTTTCGGCTCACATAAAAGGTGGAAAGAAAAATAACTTACGTGAAAAGCTATTTTTTAATGAAGACAAAGATGATAGAAAAGGAAGTTATTATAAAAGTAAGCCAATACATATCAAAGATGTCAGAAAAATGACCTATCAGGAGATGGAAGAAATTATTAATTCCCCGGATTATCATGTTATTTTAGGCTATTTTTTTAGTCGCAATGATCAGGCTTTGCGCTTTTATACCAATACAAATCCAGTAACAAGTTATGTTGATAATTAACCTGAACTTCGATTAAGAGGGAAATTCAAGACATCACAGTCCGCTCAGTTTCTTGCTTAATATTCATTCAATATAAAAGAAAGTATGCTATTATTCACCTATGAAGAAAAAAAACACACCAACGCCACATGACGCTATTTTCAAACAGTTTTTAAGTCATATTGATACGGCCAGAGACTTTCTGGAGATACATTTGCCTGCGACATTACGGGCAGTTTGTGATCTGGATACATTGCAATTAGCATCAGGGTCGTTTATTGAAGACAATCTGCGTGCGCATTATTCCGACATTTTGTATTCACTGAAAACGGTGCAAGGTGACGGTTATGTGTACTGCGTGATCGAACACCAGAGTTCCCCGGACAAAATGATGGCATTTCGATTGATGCGCTATAGTATTTCAGCCATGCAACGGCATCTGGAGCAGGGACATGAAAAATTGCCGCTGGTCATTCCGGTGTTGTTCTATCACGGGAAAATACAGCCGTATCCCTGGAGTACCAATTGGCTAGACTGCTTCGATGATCCAGCTCTGGCGAAGGAGCTCTATTCCGGTCCATTCCCGTTGGTAGATGTGACGGTAATTCCGGATGATGAAATCCTGACGCATAAACGGGTCGCGCTACTGGAAATGGTACAAAAGCATATCTGGCAGCGTGATATGATGGGGTCACTGCAAAAACTGTCCATATTGCTGGCGTATGGTTACCATACGGAAGAGCAGCTAAAAAGCGTGCTAAACTACTTATTACAGGCGGGAGATACCGCCGATCCAGAGGGTTTTATCCGGCGACTGGCAGAGCAGTCCCCGAGGTATGAGGAGGTACTGATGACAATAGCGCAAAGATTGGAACATAAAGCACGTCAAGAAGGACACCAAGAAGGACGCCAAGAAGGGCGTCAGGAAGGACGTCTGGAGGCAACGTTAAAAATTGCTCATGCATTGCTGAACAGCGGAATCGATCATGAAACGGTGATGAAAACCACCGGTCTAAGTCAGAACGAACTTGAGCAAATACGCCACTAACTCGTGCTGGGAGTTCTTTCAGTATTCAACGATTCGTGTTAAAAGAAAATCTTACGGTGACTGGCAAAACAGTCACCGAAGTATGAATCTCGACCGTGAAACGGTGATGGAAATCACCAGGGTGAATTTGAACAAACGTCCGACACACTTACTATTAATACGTTATCGGCATAAAAATGCTTGAGTCAATGCACAAAACGCATAGAAGTGGCACATTTACATGCCAAACCAAAGACTGGGTTTAAATCCACGTGCTTCTGAAATCGCTGTTCTCTCTTTTCACCCCAATAAGCATTCTAACTCATTTCACTAGCAATCATTTTCATGATTATATTTTTATTCAACAATTAATTTATCGTTGAAATTATTAAAGAATAAAAATACCTGGCAATGAAAAACCCCATAATCGCGTGATATTATTCAACATGAAAATCACACCTGTTATTTATTTTCATGTTTACAGAAAGTAATAAATTAACGCTGATACACAAAATCATCAAAACCCGCCACATCAATTAAAAATAAATATCATTATTAATTGATGCTACCGCTTAAGAATCCATTCTCTATAATCACCTCGCTTTATCAAATGTGATTTAAATAATCATTGAACACATTCTTTAATACGAACAAAGACCTCCATAAATCAGGTTATTGCGGTAGCTATACCCAATCGTTAGATGCTAAGGAAAACAAAGTAATAGATGTTTTTCTTATATTTCAAATGTAAACAATCAAGGAAAAAATCATGTCTACAACTCCAGAACAAATTGCTGTTGAATATCCCATTCCTACTTACCGATTTGTTGTCTCGATCGGTGATGAGCAAATCCCTTTTAACAGCGTTTCTGGCCTCGATATTTCTCATGATGTCATAGAATACAAAGATGGTACCGGCAATTACTATAAAATGCCCGGTCAACGTCAGGCGATTAATATCTCACTGCGTAAAGGGGTATTCTCTGGCGATACTAAACTTTTTGACTGGATTAACTCTATTCAGCTTAATCAGGTTGAGAAAAAAGATATTTCAATCAGTTTAACCAACGAAGCCGGCACTGAAATTTTAATGACCTGGAGCGTGGCAAATGCCTTCCCAACCTCATTAATTTCTCCTTCTTTTGATGCCACCAGCAACGAAGTTGCCGTGCAGGAAATTACCCTGACCGCAGATCGAGTGACCATTCAAGCGGCTTAAGATTCATTTATCAAGCTGTCTACTCAGAATATTGCACAATAATTGGAGGCAACATGCCAACGGTACCAACCTATCCCGGCGTTTATATCGAAGAGGACGCCTCACCCGCACTCTCTGTTCAGTCCGGTGCAACAGCAGTACCTGTCTTTGCCGTCGCAAAAGACAATTCATTAATAACCGATGATTCTTATATTCGTGTTAACAGCTGGCTGGAATATCTGTCGCTCAAAGGGGGACAATTTACTGCCACCGATAAGCTTGATATCGCACTACGCGCTTATTTTATTAATGGCGGTGGATATGGCTATCTGGTTAAAACCGCAGAGTTAGAAAAACATGTGCCAAAACTCGATGATGTGACATTGCTGGTTGCTGCCGGAGAAGAAATCATCACTGCCGCAGACGCCCTTTGCAAATCTGGCAAAGGATTATTCGCCATTTTTGATGGTCCAATCGCTCAAATAACCCCAGACCAAAAACCCGATGACGTACTTAAACCCTATACCGCTACAGCCTATGGCGCAGTTTATTATCCCTGGCTGATCGCTGAATGGGGAGAAAATAAAGCCGCCATTGATATTCCACCCAGCGCCGTCATGGCCGGTATTTATGCCCGTGTCGATAACAACCGGGGTGTTTGGCAAGCGCCAGCAAATGTCGCTGTTCAAGGCGGATTGCAACCTAAATATCCGATGACTGACGACCTGCAAGGGAAATATAACCAGGGTAAAGCCCTAAATATGATCCGCACTTTTCCTAAGAGCGGGACGCTGGTCTGGGGCGCTCGCACACTTGAGGACAATGATCATTGGCGTTATATCCCGGTTCGCCGCCTGTTTAATAGCGCAGAACGGGATATTAAAAATGCCATGAGTTTCGCGGTCTTCGAACCCAATAGCCAACCCACTTGGAAAGCGGTCCACCGTGCTATCGATAACTATCTTCACACCCTCTGGCAGCAAGGCGGCTTGATGGGCAGCAAAGCTGAGCAGGCTTATTTTGTTCAAATCGGTAAAGACGTCACCATGACTGATGACGATATTAAGCAGGGCAAAATGATTGTCAAAGTGGGTCTGGCGGCGGTTCGTCCAGCCGAGTTTATTATCTTGCAGCTTACACAGAATATCGCTCAATAACCGGAGGAAATATGCCAACAATACCAACTTTTCCTGGCGTCTATATTGAAGAAGACGCATCACTGGCACTTTCTGTTAGCCAGGGAAATACCGCAATACCCGTTTTTATTGGGCGTTTCTTACCGAAAAAAACCAGCGCAACACCTGAAATAACCCGCGTGAGTAGCTGGTTGGATTTTACTAACCTATTTAACGTAGGTTGTGTTAGATCAATAGCAATCACATCAACCGAACCCACGCCTCCCAAACCCGAACCGACTCCTCCTGAAAAACCTCAAACAGTCGAAGACGATGTATCAGTCAAAAACAACGAAGGAGTTGAAAACGATACAGAAGTTGCGGCCACGACACAGGCCACAACACCCAATGCAGATGAAACTCCTCCCGGCTACACTTACCAGGTCGCCGTTGATATCTACACAGTAAGCAGTGATGCTTTAAAACTTTATTTCCAAAATGGCGGCGGACCTTGTTATATCCTGCCAATTGCTGATACCAGCAAGGCTAACACGCTGGCATTAATCCCGGCGTTGATTGAGCAGGCTTTAGAAATCACGTTAATTGTCTGTCCTGAACAGGATGCTGATTATCAGAGCCAGATATATAACAACCTGACCCCTTCATTATTAAATAACGGCTATTTTCTTATCGCCGATAACCAAGATAAAGCAACCGCTATCAGCGCTAATGTCTCCTCACAAACTGCAACGTATTATCCCGCAGTGAAAGTCTCACAGCTGATGCAAACGGAAGAGGCTCTCGTCGCTGTTTCAGGCTATAAAGATGCCAATACAACCCCAGACAAAGTGACTAATCTGGTACAGCTCAAAGAGAAAAATCCCGATGTCTATCAGCAAGCGGTGATTGCAATACAGAACATAAGTAAAACGATTCCCGCCAGTGCAGTGATAGCCGGTGTCTACTGCGCCACCGATGCCAGCCGGGGTGTCTGGAAAGCACCCGCTAATGTTGCGCTGAGTGGGATTAGTGATGTTGCGGATCGACTCACGGAAGATGAGCAAGGCACCATGAATCAAAATGGTATCAATGCGATCCGTTATTTCAGTAACAAAGGTTTTGTCGTCTGGGGTACGCGTACTCTGCAAAATGATGATAACTGGCGCTACATTCCAGTTCGGCGTTTATTTAATGCGGCAGAACGGGATATCAAGCAAGCCATGCAATTTGCCGTGTTTGAACCCAACAGCCAGCCCACCTGGGAACGCGTCCGCTCAGCGATTGATAACTATCTCCATCAACTCTGGCAGCAAGGGGCACTGGCCGGTAACAGCCCACAGGAAGCCTATTTTGTCCAGATTGGTCAAGGTGTCACCATGTCCGACGACGATATTAAGCAAGGCAAAATGGTGGTGAAAGTTGGCATGGCGGCGGTCCGTCCGGCTGAATTTATTATTCTGCAATTTTCGCAAAATGTAACACCGTAACCGTATGGGGCGCGGTTCACCGCGCCTGTTCTAGTGAGGAACCGAGAATGGAAATAAAACAGCCCGGCGTCACCATCACGGAGAACCTGATATCCCAGCAACAAGATGAGGCATTTATCGGTGTACCGGTTTTTATCGGCTATACCCAACCGGCTAAAAACAATCATGCTAAAAAGAATCATGCTAAAAACAATCGTATTAGTGACAAAACCCCCGTCAAGATCCACAGCCTGACCGATTTTACCCTGTCATTTGGTGAATCAGGATTAATGTACTATTCCGTGCGCCACTTTTTTGAAAACGGGGGTCAACAAGCCTATGTGCTGTCGCTAGGATCGGATAAACCACGAGGCGATTTTCAATCATTGACTACCACCCTACAACAAGATTGGGTTAAACAAGCGATTTCGGCACAGAGTGCTATCACGTTGATTGNGGTTCCCGATATTGTTTATCTGAATCAGATGGATGCTCCCGATTCAGAAATCGATCAACACGATAAGATTCTATTCTGGCAACAGTTTTGGCAATCAGTACTCAACCTTTGCAACAGCCGACGCGGCATCATGGGATTACTGGATGCCCCCGATGATCCCGCCCTGGCCGCTGAATGTTTAGCCCGGTTCTCTTCCAATGATCGGCAATGGGGTGCCGTATACTGGCCAAGGTTGAACAGTGCTTATCAGGAGCAAAATCAGCCTGTTGTACTTTCACCTACCGCCGCAGTGGCCGCCGTCATCCAGCGTAACGATAACCAAATGGTCGTCTGGCATGCCCCCGCGAACGTTGCGTTAGCCAAAGTCATCAACCCGATACGCTCTTATATTGAAGCTGATGACCTGTTTAATCAGAACGGCACTTCGTTGAATCTGGTTCGCAGCTTCCCCGGCAAAGGGACAAAGATCTGGGGATGTCGCACGCTGGACAATACGCCCGGTTCTCCCTGGCGTTATATCCAGACGCGCCGTCTGGTTTCTTATATCGAAGCCCATATGACTCAACTGGGCCGGGCCTTTGTGTTTGAACCCAATAACGCCATCACCTGGATGAAGTTTAAAGGTCAGGCTTACAACTGGTTACGTCAGTTATGGCTAAACGGTGGACTGCGCGGTACGCAGGAAGATCAGGCATTTGAGGTGTTACTGGGGATTGACGAATCGATGAGTGAAGCGGATCTACGGGCCGGGAAAATGATCATGAAGATCAGGCTGGCACTGTTAATTCCGGCGGAATTTATNGAGCTGAATCTGACATTTGATACCCGCACCGGGATCANCCATTAAACAGGGNCAAAATATGAACAATTTATACACCCCGTCGGTATCACACCGTTTTATCGCCAGTTTTCTGTTTAACAATATCCCCAGCCCACTCGACATTGCCTTTCAACGGATATCTGGCCTCAGCCGTGAGTTGCAAACTAGCCAACATAGTCAGGGGGGAGAAAACGCCAGAAATACCTGGCTGGCCGAGAA